GCCCTAAAGAAGTCAAAGTCCAACTTTGATGCTCTAACAAAGAAGTTAGAAAACACAATCGAACAACCAGAAAAGAAAAACAAATACCAAGACGATAGGTTATGGAAACCCGAACTTGATAAATCAGGTAATGGTTATGCCGTGCTAAGATTTTTACCAGCAGTTGAAGGTGAAGATATGCCATGGCAAAGAGTTTGGAACCATGCGTTTCAAGGACCAGGTGGTCAATGGTATATTGAAAACTCTTTAACTACACTAAACAAAAAGGATCCTGTTAGTGAAGAAAACACAAGGTTGTGGAATACAGGCATAGAAGCCGATAAAGAAATTGCTAGAAAAAGAAAAAGAAAGTTATCTTACTATTCTAATATTCTAGTAGTATCTGATCCTAAACATCCAGAGAATGAAGGCAAAGTGTTCTTGTTTAAATTCGGTAAGAAAATCTTTGATAAGATTACTGAAGCAATGAACCCAGCATTTGAAGATGAAAAGGCTGTAAACCCATTTGATTTTTGGGAAGGTGCAAACTTTAAACTAAAAATCAGAAAAGTTGACGGCTACTGGAATTATGATAAATCTGAATTTGAGCCAGTTAGTAGAGTAAAACCTACTGATGAGGAGATTGACAAGTTATGGAAATCTCAATACGCTCTCAAGCCCTTCATTGATCCTAGTAATTTTAAATCTTATGAAGAACTCAAAGAGAAACTTAATAAGACACTTACTGGACAAAGAAGTACCGAGTCAGTTGAAGATATTGACCTCCCACCTGTCAGCAATGACATACCAACGTCTTCTAACAATTCGGTAGAGAAAGTTGAATCGTCTAACGACAGCGATGACCTGTCGTATTTTAGTAAACTAGCTGAAGACGATTCATAATCTATCTCTCTCACTTTCTCAATTGGGTAGCCTTCGGGCTACCCTACTAAATGTTCTCGTTTTGTTCTCATTTTACATACCAAAATAAAGCTTGACAAAAGCCGTATTTTATGATATACTTAAAGTAACAATGGTCATAAGACCTTTAAACTATAAGGAGTATCGTAATGATAACTATAAAAAAAATACTTGAAGTAGAACAAGTACCAAATGCTACATATCAATGGTTGTATACCAATCTTTCAGACAAAACTATTATATCATGTCCAGAATTAATACAAAGGGCATTGATGAAACATAGATGGAATAATAAAGTTATAAAAGATTATTTTGAGTCAAACTTTGTATTCACTGGTGCTTCAAAAGCACAAACTTTTCATATAGTATCTAAAAAATCACTTTTAGACTCATTTGAAGAAGCACATACATTGTGCTTAGATGATGAAGAAAAGAACTTTTTACAAGAATGTGTTGATATTATAAACTATTATGAAGACTCTGAATATTTTATTATTGATGGACAAAGTAGAGGTTATTTAGCACACTTACCTTTCTTTAATAGTAAGTTTAAGTGGACAATGGATATAACCTTTGTTAACGAAGAAACGGGAGAAGAATACACAAAGAGTGATTTTTTATTTGAAGATTTAAACGAAAATGAAAGCACTGCTTTTCTTTCACAAGAAATAACTGTTTTAAAATACACTAAAGGTACACTACAAGATTATGCTACATTAGTCGTAGGTATCAACCAAGGTTTACAATGGGCTGACTCTGAAATGATGTGGACTAAATGGTTTTCAGGATTAAAGTTTGATATTAAAAAAGATATTATTCAAACATTAAACTGGAAAAATCTATTTAAAAATGTTGTAAAAGGTGCAAGTGAAAAGTATGAGTACAATAGGGCAGGATATGTTTCATTTATATTAGAAACTATACATTTGTTAAGAAATCTTAACAACTCATCTAATAAATTAAACTTTCCAAGCTCAACAGAAATGTTAAGTTATTTTGATAAACCATCTACATATGCAAAAAAGGTAGAACTTGACAAGTCAGAATATAAAATGTTAAAATTAATATTAAAACAGGTATCTGATGTACAAGAAACAAAAGTTGAGTTACCTAAATTTGCAAACTTAACAAATTTAGTTATGACTACAATGTTGATACTTAATAAAAATTCAGTTGACGGTCAGAAAATGTTAAAAGAAACATTTACTACCTACAATGATAAAACTTTTATTAGAGTTGAAAACCCAGTTGAATTTATTAAAAAACTGGCAACAAGTGAGGTAGATGAATATTCTAAAGATATTTATTTAACTGATAGTAAAGGTAAATTTATAGTTGATGAACTTGGTAATAAAAAGAAAAACTATGATTGTTACCATTATTATGGTTCTAAAAATAAAGGTGATTTTTTAATTAAAAGAAAAAATAATATTTTAAAAAGATTATCAAAAATATTAAAAGAACTTTATAATAAAAAAATAATATCAGTTTGCACAGGTAGAGAATTTATTGACTATCTTGCAGTTTATGACCAAACTAATAAAACAGGTGGTATAAGTGATATGTTTGATAGACCAATTTCTAAAGATGAACTTTTAGATAAAAGTAAATTTCAAAAAGGTCATAATAAATCCTTGAGAAAATCTGGCACAAATGATATTACAAATTTTACATTAGAAGATGGTCAGATTAATGTAAGAAAACAGGCACAAAACTATTAAAAAGTCTTTAAGTGGTCTTCAGTAAGTATTAGAAACTTCATGTTTCGCTTGTGACACCAGGCATACGCTGTAGACCACTTTCTTCTATTTCTTTCATAAGTAATCAACGCATTTTTATAAGTACGAGTTACACGCAATGGTGCTTTAGGTTTGCGTGTTTGTTTTTTAGGTTTAATCTCTACAACAAATTTTTGATATGTACCATCTGATTTTCTAACTTTCATATAGAAATCAGGATAGTATCTATGTGGCCTATTGTCAACTGAACGATATGATATTGCTATTTCTTCACTACCCCATTCCAACACACTTCTATTCTTATCACAATATATCATAAAACGTTTCTCCCAACTAGACCTATAAATAATGTTGTTTACATTGCCTTTATATTTCTGTGGGTTGAGTGGTTTGTATATACCTGAATAAGGGCGTTTATCTATATTCTTCAACTTCTTCATAAATCTATTTATTACCAACATAAATAGTAATATGGCAAGCGTATTTGACACTATAAAAACACGTGCTGGGGATACAACAAAGTCTGCTACTTGGTATAGAACACAAGTAAATAAGATTGCAAGTAATAAAACAGCAGGTCAATTGTTTAGAGAGAACAAACTAAATGGTCGTCCTAGCGTAGGTAGATTGAACTTATTTGGGTACAATCCTAAATACAGAAAAACATTACCTTATTATGATGTATTCCCTTTGGTGTTACCATTAGAACCAATATCAGGTGGGTTTATGGGTATGAACTTTCACTATCTACCACCAATGTTGAGATTTAGATTATTAGAACGTATGCAGGCAACAGCAACAGATAGTAGATTTGACGATAAGACAAAATTCAATGTAAACTATGATGATGTAAAGAATATAAAAATTGTGAAACCAACAATCAAAAAGTATTTGTACTCATATGTACAGACAGGTTTTTTAAGAATAAATGCTGATGAGGCTGCAACAGCAATTTATCTACCTGTACAAAGATTCAAAAAGGCGTCTGAAGCAAAAGTTTATTCAGACAGTAGGAGATTTATTTAATGTCAATAATTAGTGTAGGTAAAAAGATAGGTGATTTAGATATACGATTAGGTATACCACCATCTAAAGCACAATTTGATGTAAGTGAAACTAATAAAAGATTTTCAGTAAATAACGTTACATCTAATTATAATTCAGTTTATAACATATTCAGATCAGGCATAACACAATCAGGTGGGTTTGCAAGACCGACACAATTTATGGTTACGATTGATGGTCCTAAAGCAACACAGTTTGGCGATACATCAATATACGCTGACGCAAAAGGTAAAGACCAGGCTGCTCGTATGGCAAGAAGTGCTAGATTGTCAGCTGCAATAAAAAAGAATATGCAGTTAAGAATGGATCTATTCTGTTCAAACGTTAATTTACCTGACAAGACTATTACAGACGATACAAATGAAACGTATTATGGTCCTAAAAGAGCATTTGCTAAAAATGTACAATTCAATGAGATAACATTAGAATTTTATACTAG